GGTATTGAAGTGCTGGGCGATGGCAAGGACAGTTCATTGATTGCGTCGACGACAGAGCAGCGGTGGGCCAAGATTTTGACTGGTCTGCTGCGCGAGGTTGATCAAGCAATCGATCCGGCACACATCTCGCATCTGCCGTCGATGGATGTGGAAGAGGAGACTCGGTAATGACAAAGGAAATGATGAAGGCGGTAGACCGGCGGACAGACCTGGTGGTTCTGTATCTCAAGCTGCAGAAGCAGCTGGCATCGGTCCGCGCCAAGTTGAAGGCGTTACCGCTGGTCGGACACTATCCGCCGAACGCCAGATTGTACCTGTGCGGCGGATGCGATGAAGGTCCGTTCAACGCTCACGAAATACGACTACATCGTCCGGTGTGCAAGGGGAAGTGATGACCATCGGGATACCAAGTGACGCGGAGTTGTGGGAGATCGTAGCGGCGATCCAGCTCTGCCAGTCGATGGGGATAACAGAGTATGCGGCACGGTACAACGGCAGCCAGGATGCGTTGGGGATGTTCGATCTGGCCGGATTGATGGGTATGTCGGACGAGGATGGGCTTGCGGTGCCTCTGGAAACGGCCAAGGCTTACCGGGCGGTGAATTCCTCCAGTGAACCCTATCCGGCGGTTCTGGGGCGGACTAGCGGCCTAACACCGGGCATCATACGGCCTCCCAAGTTCCCCAATGCCAAGATCGAGCCGTCGCTCTCGGGTGGCATTGTGGTCTGTCCCTTCGAGATCAACGACGCCTTCAGGCTCCCCTGGCAGGTTTGGAAGGAGCTTATACGCCACGCACGGACCTACGGGCTGTCGGTTGCACTCCTGGGACGGCCTGGCCAGCGCACAGACTACGCCACGTTCACCGAGGGCCAGATCTTGTCCAGTCTGCCTATCGAGGAGAAGATGGCGGCTCTGGCGTCAGCCCGTCTGGTGATCGGCGTACCCAACGAGTGGACTTGGATAGCATCAGCCTGGGACAAGAAGATCGCCATCATGCAGCCTGACGACATTCCGAACGAGCGGTGGTTCGGGTTTCCTACCGCGCCCTATACGCTCGGTCGCGTTCTCTTTACTCGGAGCCAGCTCGGGGTTCCGGTGCTTCTGGCCGGGTTACGGCGCATAATCGAGGCGCTGTAAACCACTGAAAACATGACGCAAATAATGACTTGACACGTTCTCCGTATCGTGTATACTAGATTTGTTGGAGGACGTATGGCAACGAATGCGAAGCAAGCGCGCAAGGAATGGGAAGCAGGACAGCATGAGAAGCCTGCGAAGCCTGTTTTGCCTGTGCGCAACAGGAAGCGGAGAGTTCGTTTTGACGGCGAAAGTCGTAGGCAGGATGCCCTCTACCGCAATGCGCAGATGGTCTATGACTACGACCGCGACTTTGATGTCGAGTTCAGTTGAGGGAGCGATGAAGAATCTATCTGTGCTTTTATATCACTGGGTTCGGCGACAGGTTGCCGTGTGGGATTATCCTGATGATCCTGACAGCTACGCGCCGCCGCTCTACGCGCTGCCTCTGGTGCTGTTGTTCTTTGCGTGGGTGTTGACGCCGTGGCGCAAGGTGTTTGAGTGGACGGTCACTTTCATTCTGGTCGGATGTCTGATTGCAGCGTGCTGGATGACGTTGGCATGGGCATCGATCTACTACGGGTGGGGACTATGAGCATGCAATGCACATTTCGCGGATCTCGTGAGGAGCCAGCTGAGTACGAGTCGACAAACCCCGGTTACTGTTTTGTCTGTAACCAAGAGCATGATCTGGACGATGGCGAGGACTTCATCGTGGTTGAGGGTGCTGGCGACGATGTCATTCTCTGCAGCGATGGTTGCAAACTGGTTTGTCAGGACTGCGGTGATGATGTAACAGAAGAGAACTGGCTGCGGCATCGTGTGATTCGTGATGGTGTGGTGTGGATTGGAGAAGAGCCGATCTGCTTCGAGTGTCTCTGTGCGGCGGTCGGTGGCAAACCGAGTTAAACTGTTTTGAGTTAGTCTGGGGATTACGCCGTGGCTTCGGTCACGGCGTTTTTGTTTGTGCGGAAGATAGGGGCAGTCGGCTGTTCTGGTTAGCTCAGGCAGTGGACTATCGTTTCTGTATGTTCGATCTCCTGCGCACTCTTCACATGAGCGTTAAAGCGCGTCTGCTGCGTTTCTTCCGCGGCCGCGAGGTGGTGAAGGCTTTCCGCGTGATGCACGCGCAGGAGTTGACGCAGACTCCTATTCAAAACTGGCCGATGATGAAGGCGAGACAGGCGCAGGAGATCCGCCTGGTCAAAGCTGGTCAGTTGCAAATCGTAGACAGAAAATCTTGGGCGTTTCCCTATCTGCCGTCCAGCGTGCAGCGGCTGTCGATGCCGGTGGCGAAGAGCTGCTTCTCGGACGACACAGAAATCCTGACCAAGCGCGGATGGATCTCCGTTACTCAGATGAAGAAGACCGATCTATTTGCCAGCATCTCGCCCGATGGAGACTTCTCGTGGGAGAAGTCGATTCGGATCATCAAGCGGCGATGGCAGGGTCCGATGCTTCACTTCGACAATAAGGGTGTCGATATTCTGGTGAGTCCAGACCACCGGATGTATGGCCGTCCGGTATTGCCGGTGAAGAGTGCGCGTTCAGCTTTAGGTTTGACTACGAAAGCGCAATATGGGGCGACTGGATTTACTTACGCTCGTGACATCAAGTGGTTTGAGCGGCGCAGCAATTCGTACGGTTTTCAGATTCCTATTGCTGCGTCGGGATGGAAGGGAACGCTTCCCGATAGCGGCGGTATCATCCATCTGAAAGTTAAAGATGATGGCGGTCTTGGTGCGCCTGCGAAGGACTACGCTGTCAGGCTTGATGACTACGTAGCGTTACTTGGGATATGGCTGGCAGAAGGGACAGCGTCAGGTTCGATGTACGGCGTCGACCACGATGACCCGACACCTTTGCATGAGCAGGCACTTACCGCAGAAGCATCTGGCAAAAAGACGGAGTGGACTGCGCGACTTGGCGAAGGTCACCAGATCCAAATTAGCCAGACGAAGGTGATTGGTTGCGCACGAATCGAAGAGCTGCTGGCGCGGATGCCGTTCAGGTGGCACAGGCACAGTTCGGCTTACGTTTGCACGAGCCGTGCCTTGTGGGAGTCATTTGCGCCTCTAGGGAATAAATACACGAAGAGGATTCCTGGATGGGTGAAGGAGCTGCCGTCAGAGTATCTGAGGATTCTTGTCGACTGGATGGTGTTGGGTGACGGTCACGTTCGCAAGGATCAGCCTGCACGCCCACGGCAGGTCGATGGGCTGCAGACGAAGTTTTCTTATGGGACGGTGAGTAAGCAGTTAGCGGATGACTTGGTTGAGGTACTTCAGAAGATCGGCATCGGTTCGTATGAGTATCGTCCGAAGCCTGCGAACAAGCGACCGGATGGACGCCCACCGAAGCATCTGGATGCGCCCTTCTATTCGATTCAGGCGGCAGCACAGAAGTGGAATGGTTTGGCTACGCCGAAAGAAGTAGAATACGACGGATATATCTACTGCCCTGCGGTTCCGAAGTATGGGACTGTGCTGGTGCGACGCAACGGAAAGGTAGCGTGGTGCGGCCAGACGCCCTACAACTTACGACGTTTTTCCAGAACGCCTGTGGCGCGCGCTGCTCTCAACCTGATCAAGAACAGCATCATTGCGCAGACCTGGGACATTCGTCCGATCGATGGAACCACCACCGACGATCCCGAAGAGCAGCAGCAGCGGATCAAGATTGCCAAGAAAGTATTTAAGCATCCGAACAATGTCGACAGCCATCAGACCTGGCTCGAGATGGGTGTCGAGGATCTCTGCATCATGGGCGCGTTTGGATCAGAGCTGCGCTTGACCATCGATCCTGAGCGGCCTATCAAGATGTGGGCGATGGACGCCTCCTGCGTTCCAGGCGACACAGAGGTTCTTACAAAACGCGGATGGATTAGGTGGGATACGGTCAAGGATGACGATGTCTTTGCTACTCGCAGTCCTCTTACACAACGGTTTGAGTGGCAGCGAGCTTACGAGGTGATTCGGAAGCCTTTTAAGGGCGATCTCGTTAAGTTTTCCAACAACTCTACGGATTTCTTAGTGACACCTAACCACCGGATGTATGGCTCTTACGCTTATCGATCTTGGCGCAAGCGCGGCGATGCTTTGTATACCTATGACGCGCCTTGTTTCGAGTCGGCAGCCGATGTATGTAAAAGACTTGCATCGGGAACACAACGAAATGCGAGGGGATTGAAAGCAGTTAATTTCTGTGTGCCTCTGACTGCGAATTGGGATGGAGCACTTTCTACAGAGCGGTTTGAGTTGACATCCCGAAAAGAGGTGCGGGCGGATATTCCTGGGCAAGGCCGTAAGCGTGTTGTGCGCGTAAGACAGCATTCCTTTGACTGGAAAGACTGGGCGGCGTTTTTAGGCATCTGGATAGCCGAGGGATCGGTTACAGGTACTTTAGCTGCTGCGAAGAAGCGAGCGAAGTTGGAAAATATCTCTGTACGCGATGCTGCTTTATCGTGTGCAGATGACGGGACAGCTTTGTCAGAGCAGGTACTTTACGCTTCCCGTATTAATCAGCATTACATCACGATTTCTCAAAGCTGGACGGCCAACCGCGAGAAGTGCGGCCAGATTGAATGCTTGCTTGATCGTATGGGGCTTTCTTGGCGGTACGAAGGATCATCTTTCATACTCTCAGATCGTTTGCTCTGGGAGGAGCTTCGTGTTCTCGGCAATAAGTACACAAAACAGGTTCCAGAGTATATAAAGAATGCGCCTTCAGAGGTTATTAAGACATTTATTGACTGGGCTGTAATGGGCGATGGTAGTGTGCGCGACGGTATAGCGTCGTATACTACGGCCAGTCGCAGGCTCGCAGACGATATGTCGGAGCTGTGGCTTAAGGTAGGGCGCGCTACCAATGAGACTGACGTCGCAGCCGGAACGACTACTATACGCGGCGTAACTTATAAATCGGCACCTCATTACGTACTGACAGAGATAGCTGCCGATTCGATGCATTTGTGTCCGGATCGCCATTCCAACAAGAGCGCAGCCAGAATCGCAGACAGCGTTCCGATGGATGGGATGGTGTATTGTGCGTCAGTCCCGAATGAAGTTCTTTACATGCGCCGCGATGGCCGTCCTTATTGGATTGGCAACACCATCAGAATTTTTGTTTCATGGTCCGAGTCGACGCCGGATCTGCCGCACTACGCACAGATGACCGGCTTGCAGGGTGAGCGCGGAGCGATTCTCTTCTACGACGACGAGCTGATGTATATCAAGGACAACCCAGCCACGGATAATCCATTCGGTCTGGGCAAGCTCGAGGTCGCCTTCCAGCAGCTGAACGACTTGTTGGGTGTACAGCGCATGGCCGGAATGGCTGGAGCAGATCAGGTTCACAAGTGCTTTCCTGGTACCACAGAAGTGTTGACTAGGAGAGGATGGATTCCGTGGTCAGATGTTCGAGATGACGAGGAGTTCGCTACGCGCAGTGCCGACGGACGTCTGCAGTGGCAGCATGCTCTCGGGTTTGTGCGCGAATGGCACAGCGGCGATATGATTCGGTTCAATAACCGCGAATTGAATATTACGGTGACGCCGAATCACAGGATGTACGGGCAGAAGATATACAAAAAGGGAGGCAGGCGCGTCTACGATCCGATGGGCTTTACGCAAGCCGTTGATTTGTATAACGCGGTCACGGAGCGTCCCGGCAAAGGATGGCAGAAGAAGGGAGGCAAACCGGCTAAGACTCTTTACGACTTCCGCATTCCTATGCGGTCTGCGTGGGAAGATGGCGTACTCCCCACCAGAGCCGCCAAGTGTCGCATTGGTGATTGCTATTTCGATTGGAAAGATTGGGCGGCGTTTCTCGGTATTTGGATGGCAGAAGGATCGATCTTGCGTCGTAAGACCAAGCTGCCAGAATATCGAGTTCAGATTGCGCAGTCGCGTAAATCCAACCGCCGCAAGTACAAGCAAATTGACGGGTTGCTGAAGCGGATGGGCTTTGTGTACCAGGCGAAGGCAGACCGTTTTATATTCTGTGACCGTGCTGTGTGGGAGTATCTCTATCAGTTCGGCGACAGCTACGACAAATTTGTGCCTCAATGGATCAAAGATGCGCCCGTAGAAATCATCCGCGTGTTTTTTGACTGGGCGATGTTAGGCGACGGTTCTCGCAGGAAGAACGGCAGACGTTGTTATTACACGGCCAGCAAGCGTATGGCCGACGATATGCAGCAGCTGTTCCAGCAGATCGGAACTAATGCTGCTGTCCAGCAGAATGCAAGGGAGCGCGACCGTATCTACATCGTAGACGAGATGGTTCGTGCAGAGATCAGTATTGTTCCTGAAGGAGGGCGCGGCAAGGATAGGAAGCCGCAGCGCATTCCCTACAATGACATGGTCTATTGCGCGATGGTTCCTAACGGTACTCTCTATTGTCGTGAAAACGGACACGCTTTCTGGTCAGGAAATACGTGGTTATGGTGGGAGCAGCCTCAGACTGATGCGGCTTACCAGATCGTTCGCCGTCACATCCAGAACGAGCTGGAGGGTCAGGCCAAGGTCAGTATTATCGGTGGTATGAAGAAGCCGGATGTGTTGGAGGTGAATCCTGTACAGGAAGCAGACCTGCTTTTGAACTGGCAGGAGATGCTGATCCGGATGGTGGCGAACGCGTTTGACATGTCGCCTATGCGTCTCGGCGTCCAGCATGACGTGAACAAGGCTGTAGGCAGCGTGCTGAACGATCAGGACTTCAGATCGGCTGTGGTACCGATGGCGAAGCGTCTTCAGGAGGCTTTCACCAGAAAGATTCTCCACGACAAGTTGGGCTGGTACGACTTGGAGTATGCGTTCCTGCAGCTCGACGATCCTGATATCGAAACCAAGACCGACATGAATGCGCGGATGTATTCAGCCAATGCGTTGACTCCGAATGAATGGCGCAAGAGCGTAGGCAAGCAGCCGCTTGATTCCGCGTTCGCCGATCTGACGCAGTTCGAAGCCATGATGCTCAACCAGGAGCTGATGGCACAGTTGCAGGATCAGCAGCAGCAGAACTCTTTCAATCGCACGCAGCAGGCGCAGCAACAGCAGACTGCGCAACAGCAGCAGCACGAGAAGGAGATGGCGAAGCAGGGATTTGCTCCCGGTGGATTCCAACCGGGAGGTGGCGGCGGATTTCCCGGCGGTGGTGGAGGCAAACCTATTTCACAGGGAGAGATTGCGCGTGGCGGTCAGATCGAGTCGCCGAAGCCGCTTGCGTTGCCGAAGTTCCCGATCTCCGGTTCCAAGTGGAACGCACGCCAGATTGCGCGCATGCCAGTTAACGACCTGGCCGACAGGATCGATGGTGGACAGTTGCCGCCTGCGAAGAAGCTGCTCGTTGATATGCAGAATCAGGAGCCGAATGTTCTTGAGCAGATGACTGAAGAAGTCAAGACGTACTTCAAGTATGTGCTTAAGGAAGAGCAGGGCGACGATGACGACGAAAAGATCGACGACGCCACACTGCAGAAGTGGATGAAGGAGCTTCGCAAGAAGGTGAAGAAGGACAGCAGCCGGTCGGACAACATGACTGACTACCTGACCGAAATCAACCAGAAGTGGAAGCTGGCGACTCCTGTCAAGCCGCAGGCTAAGGTCTACCGCGCAGTGAAAAATCCGGGCAAGCCAGGAACACCACCAGCGGCGAGGGCGCTGTAGGAGGCTGAGAGATGGCTGACGCGAGTGTGTCTCTGCACGACTATTTCGAGCGTGTTCTGGCCGAGATGGAGAAACGCTACCAGCAGCGTTTCGAGAGCCAGGAGCGCGCGGTACAGGAATACAAGGCCACCAGCGAGACCCGTCTGGGCACAATGAATGAGTTTCGCGGGACCATTTCAGACGCTCAGGCGAAGTACATTACGCGGTCTGAGGCGGTAGCGATGGTTATGGCTGGTTGCGCACTTACTGCGGTGGTGCTGGCGGCGGCGACTTTCTTGTTTACGTTTTTCCTGCATAGGTGATGTTTGATAACAGTCGGCTGTTGTGATTAGGAACGGCGGCGAGGCACTCTAGGGTTAATGAACTACGGACTTCATCTGAGTGGCGTTCAGATCGAGCGCGTCGAGGCCGACACTCAGCATCCTAATCGGATGAAGTTTCGGGGGGTTCTGGTAAGGCTGGACGAGCCGAGTACCAAGGCACCGAACGGCGCGGCAGGCCACAAGATCTTGGTATCGACGGAAGTCGCCAAGCGTAGATTGAAGACTTTGATCGGGATGGGATTGAATTACGCGCCCGATCTGGATGGTCATGCACAGCGGCGCAAGGTCGGAGTGATCGACAAGGCGTGGATTGACGGCAAGGATCTCAAGGTCGAAGGGCATGTCTGGAAGCACGACTTCCCAGAGGCCGAGAAGGATCTGAAGCAGAGCGGCCTGGGCATGAGTATGGAGCTGGGCGATGTCAGGGTCGATAACCCGCATGCAGATGTCTGGAAGTTAGACGATTTTCAGTTTCTCGGTGCGACCATCTTGTGGCGGGATTCCGCTGCGTACTACCGGACGCAGGCAATTGCGGCGAGAGCCGAACAAAGGAGAGGAAGCATGTCAAAGTCAGCGAAGACGAAGGTTGCGGCTCATGCGTCGACGTCAAGTGCGAAGCGGTTGGCGCAGATTGCTGCCGAGGCGGCTGCGGGTGCTGTAAGGCAAGGCACACGTGAGCTTCTGGCATCTTTCAAGGAGCAGACGGAGGTGCTGGCGGGCATCGCAGCGTCTCAGGAGGAGCTGGCGGATCGTGTGTCGGCTCTGGAGAGCGGTTCAACCCACACCATTGCTGCCGAAGACGGCGATGATGAGGACGAGATCGATGCCACGGCTTCCAGTCAGGAACAGGTCGACGCCGCCGGTGACGAAGTCGACGACGAGGAAATGGAAACGCGCAAGGTGAAGGCCAAGGGCAAGAAGGCCGACGACGGCGCGTCCAGCTCGTCTGCCAGCAGCTCATCTCAGGAAGAGGAAGAGATGGAGAGCGCGATGGACGAAGGCGACCTCGAGGAAGAGGAGACCGACATCGGGAACAAGGCGGGCCATATCAACGAGGACGCCAAGAACCACGGCAGCGATACCACCGGCAACAAGACGGTCGGCAAGACCGTCGAGAGTGCCAAGGTTCGCGCCCTGCGTTCATCGAACAGGAAGCTGCGCGAGCAGCTGACGCAGGTTCAGGCCGATTCGAACACGCGGATTGGCAAGCTGGAGACGCGGCTCGAGAAGATGTCGAAGCAGGTGGAAGCGGCTGCGAAGCAGACCAGCAGGCGTTCGGTGTCACCGGAGATTGCGGGATTGCTCGCAAAGGGGAACGTGGACCCGAGTGATCTGTTCCGCACCAACACGAAGCTGACGGTGGCCGAAGTGGATGGCATCTTGGCTTCCAGCGGCGCGAACCTGAGCGTTCAGGATCGTGCATCGATTAAGTCCGCGATGTACCGTGAGGGCTTGATGGAAGAGGGCCGAGTTTCACGGAACGCCCGGTAAGTTCGGGGAAACGAAACCAGTCGAGAGGAGACAAAAGAAATGTCACGAGCGCAAATCAGAAAGGCGGCTTTCGTTGACCCGTATGAGGATCAGGCACTAGCGCAGTGCATCTCTGGTGCGCGTAGTGCAGGGTCCGCCGGAAACGGCGAGATGTCTGCTGCTGCTGACTACCTGGCTCCCGGCGCTATCGAGATCAATCGGTATGCGACCGAGATCGTGGATATGGTGCGGAGGCGCTTTACGCTGGGCCAACGCATCAATCAGACGCTGGCTACCGGCCAGCCTCACCGCTACTTTGAGCAGCTCGGGATTCCGACCGCGAACGCCACGAATCCGCGCGCTCTGGTGGCGACCGCATCGCAGCCCACGCGGCAGGAGCGTGTGGTGGCTCTGAAGGCCATCGTCGCGCAGATCAATTACGGCCTGTTCGACGTGGAGATCAACCAGCAGCAGGGTCAGTTCGCCTACCTCGAGGCGAAGGATTTGACGGACACCGTGGATGGCGTGCTGAAGTTGCATGACCAGACGCTCTGGACCGGCAACGACACCGATCTGTTCCTGCAGACCAGCACTCAGTACTACGGCATCAGCGGCCAGATCATGGCCGGTGCGGTGTCGAGTCTGGGCTTGGGCATCAATACCATCTCGGCCACCGGCTCGCTGGTCGATGGTGTGAAGACGCAGGTTGCAGCGATGGCGAACCGGCAGGACTTCGAAGTCAGGCCGACCGCGATCTATGGCAATCCCACGCTGCTGAACCTGTTCGACCAGGAAGTTTACGACGCCGGTCGCCAGCTCTTCTACAACCAAGTGGAAGTGCTGCCGGGTGTGGTCGTAAACGGAATTCCGACGCAAGTTGGCATTCTGCCTCTGGTGAGCGATTCGGCGCTGTCGAACGTGGCTGCGGCTGGCGGGAAGACTCAGTACAGCGGGTTCATCCTGTCGGACGTCGACATGATCAAGTACGCGTACCTCACCGATCCGCTGCCTCGGGTTTTCCAACTTGGACTTTTGGGCAACTTAAGTTCCCAATATGTCGTGGTCAAGTTTGGAGCCCCTTACGTAGAGGGTCCCGGATACGCCCACGGCGTGTTCATCACGATCCGGTAAGCAACCTGACGGGTCATCATCCCGTGCAAAGGAGAGGCCCAGCTGAGAATGCTGGGCCTTTTCTTTAGGAGTTGTGATGGCGAAGCTGCATCATATCGAAGGGGACCGGTATGCGTTTCACTGTCCTGCCTGCGGCCATGCGCATCAGATCCGTGTTGTAGTCGACGATGGGGGCGATGATCGTGCTGGCTGGACGTGGAACGGCAGCATGGATGCGCCTACGTTCAGGGGGACCAAGAAGGATCCGCGCCCTTCGCTTTTGGTAAACGTAGGCGGCAGTAATCCTACGGTTCCGGTCTGCCATTCGGTAATCACCGACGGCAAGATTGCTTATGTGGCAGATTCGACTCATGCGATGGCGGGCCAGACTGTCGATATACCGGAGTGGGATAATGAACCTGTCTAACATGCTTTCAGCTCGAGTTCCTGTAGTCGACCAGTCTGCGGTCAAAGGTGAGAAGGGCACGGGTTATGAAGCGCCCGGGGACAAGGGACCATTCCAGTGTTCCAATTGCAGCTACTTCAGCGCTGGACTCTGTTCTCAGCCGATCATGATGCGGGTGTCGAAGATGCCCAAGAACGGCCGCGGCCTGGTGCGGGTAGCCCCAACGGGTTGCTGTGAGTATGTAGATCGGGTTGGAGGGCGGTAGGAGGGGTTCGGGCGCATGGGAGGGGTATCCATCTCTGGGTTGGCTGCCGGTCGCACACAGGCGATCCTACGGCCTTGGTTTGGGCGTTTACGGGCATCTTTGGCTGCTTATTCCGATGATGAAGCTCGGGACGATCATGGGAAGTGGACGACAGGAGCTGGGAGTTCTATTCTTACTCATGGATGGGTTACTAAGCAGGGTAAATTTATTCCGTTGAAGAGCGGCAGCTTGCATTTGGGGACAGCAGTAAAAAATAGGTTGGGGAAGTCCTACACAGAGGCGTATAAGAATGGTCATGTTCGCGTGAGCTTAGGGGATACTAATGACTGGGCATTAGAGAGCGGAGCGAATACGGCAGCATCACGAGAAAGATTGCAAGCCATTGTCGAAAGACTTCCCGATGATTTATCTGTGTTAACTATCGATCACTCGATAGGGATAGATGGTACCCCCGGTGTTTCAGCTGGATTTGATGGGCCGACTGCGAAGATAGAGGCATTAGATTGGTTGGAAAAAGGAGCGCGCAGAACTGTTTTTAATGGGTCACGCGATCCATTCATAAAGATAGTATCTGAAGCAGTCCACATCGCCGTTCGGGCAGCGGCAGACGTAATCGCCAGAATCGAGGCTCTGCCTGCCGCTCCCCCTCCATCCGGCAAGTGGGCGACTCTGCACAGAGAGAAGACTCGGCACTATGGTGTAGGGCAGTGGAAGCGTACCCCGTTGAGGCTCCTCCATAAGCCTGTCGACGCTGAGGCGTTCAAGGATCTGCCGGTCAAGCTTCGTGACAGGCTGGTCTGCAACGCGCCGGTGCGGTCGTTCGATCCTCATAGCCTGGCGACGAATCAGCCGGTGGTTCACGCAGGCGACTTGATTCATTTCGTCCATCACTCGAAGGATCCGGAGCCGGTCATAATCCTGAAGACCCAGATGGGCCTCTATGTCCATAACGGCAACCACCGCAGTGCGCTGGCGATGCTTGCAGGCAAGAAGGTGAAGGGCAGATTCGTTGACTTGTCTTTGGTGCAGCAGATTGCTGCTCAGCTTGCGGCTGATAAAGCAATGACAGACTCGTTGAACGAGTTGAACAAGGAGACCGACGACGAGCGGTCCGAGGAGGACGTCGAGGCTTACGAGATGCGGGACAACAATGGCGTGTTCCTTGACGAGGAAGATTTAGATCTAGAGGATGTAGCAGCTTACTCGGATGCGGAGCCTTGGATCGGTTTTGATTTGGATAGCACACTTGCCAAGTACGACAAGTGGCGCGGACCGGAGCACATCGGCAAGCCTGTACCCAAGATCGTAGCCATACTGAAGCAGCATCTGGCCGACGGAGATACGGTGAAAATCTTCACCGCTCGGGTAGCTGACGATCCTGATGGAGTGGCGAGGAAGGCCATCGAGAAGTGGTGTCTGAAGTACATCGGCCAGAAGCTGCCGATCACCAATGAGAAAGATCACGGTATGGTCAAGCTGTACGACGACCGTGCTGTCGCAGTAGAGCCGAACACCGGCAATCTTCTCAGCGATCCTGATGCGATCAAGGCGATGATCGAGCGAGCGGTTCTGCTGGCAGCGGATGAGAAGTGTCCGTTCTGCGGATCTGAGGATTTCGGATTGATGCCTACAGATTTCGAGACCGCGAAGTGTGCCAAGTGCGGCCGGACATGGGAGCATGCAGCGCCAGATGATGAAACTGACGAAGATCTGAAGGCTTACTCGGACGACGAAGCTCGTGACGATCATGGCCGCTGGACGGCAGGCGACACGAACACCGATCGCACAACCTGGCACTTCGACGACTACCATCCCGAGGAGAAGATCAACGGTGTCTCGCTTACGCACGTAGCCAATCCGGATTTCGACAAGCTGACGAATCCCGACCTGAAAGAAGGACCGCTGAAGGTGGCGGCGTGGCAGCATGCTGCCGCGGGCGTAGTGATGATTGAGCCGGATAATAAGGTTTGGGTGGTGACACCGGACAAGTATTTCGGCAGCTATCGCAATACATTCCCGAAGGGGACACAGGAGTACAACGAGTCTCTGCAGCAGGCGGCTGTCAGAGAAATATACGAGGAGACCGGTCTGCTGGCGAAGATCACCGGCGTACTGGGCGACGTCAATCGTTCTACATCGGCCACACGGTACTATATCGGCGAGCGTGTAGGCGGATCTCCTGCGATGGCAGGACCGGAAACATACGCCGTGAAGCTGATGGATTTGAATGATGCCAAGACCGATGAGCGTCTGACAGATGTGACCGGCCACGAGACCGCCGATAAGGATGTCCTCGGGATGGTCCGTGATCATCTGGGAATCGACAAGCCCGTACCCGCACCACCGGAACCTGGCGCAGCTTTGACACACGCGGACATCATGCACGAGAAGGTGGGCGGCGCGCAGGGGACCAATGCTGGAGGTGTGTATCGCGGGACTGACGGCGTGGATCGGTACGTCAAGCTCTACAACAATCCTGAGCAGGTGCATCAGGAGGCTCTTGCAAACAACATCTACCGCGACCTCGGGGTGAACGCGCCCAACTCGCACGTATTCGATCTGCCGAATGGTAAGGAGGCTTTCGCGTCCGACATAATCCAAGGCGGAAAGACGCTTGAGGACACCGGACTGACCAAGGATAATGCACGCGAGGTGCTGAAGGGATTCGCAGCCGATGTGCTTACGGCCAACTGGGATTCAGTCGGACTGACTTACGACAACATCCTGATGAAGGATGGCGAGGCTCATCGTATTGACAACGGAGCGTCGTTTCTGTATCGGGCGCAGGGCAGTTCGAAGCCCGCGGCCCTCCTGAATCAGGCGACTGAGATCAAGGGGTTTTTCAATCCTGCCGTGAACCGCGAGTATTCCATTCTGACGAAGAAAGCCGGATACAGTTCGGCGGCAGAGATTCCCGGTCTGCGTAGTCAGGTACAGAAAATCGTAAGCCTGCGTGATTCGTCAGGCGGTTGGGACAAGTATCTCAGCGATAACGCGCCCTATCTCAGTTCCAGCGAGACATCGAAAATTTCGGGGATGCTGACGAGCCGTACAGCAGCTCTCGCGGATTACGTTGGCATCCATGCTTCGGCTGATGAGTTGCTCGGGGAGATGCTGGAGCACGATGCGGACATGGTCGCTTTTCGGAGTACACTATTAGCATCGAAATTAGAGCGGAGTGTGGCATGATGAGTCTGCGCACGATGGTGTTCAGGTTGACCGAGGAGCTGTTGGCAGGTGGTCCAGGCTCCGGCTGGACCGCAGAGAACGGCCACGTTTCTCATCTCACGCCGTCGGCTAAGGGAGCAGCGCTGCAGAAGATGGGGTATTCGCTCTACACCCATGATCCTAATGGACAGGCGCAGAAGGACGTATGGACTCATCCCGCAGGCACGAAGGTGCTTGTGTCGAAGTACAACGCACCGAATCAGCCGAACCTGCGCAAGTTCGAAGTGTTTAAGGGTGACACCAATAAGGTTTTTTCCGGTCACCAATTCAGCAAGGTGCAGGATGCTCATGCGAAGGCGACCGGACAGACTCCTGTAGCGAACAAGCCTCTAGCGGTTTTGAATACAATGACTCCCGCCGGACATATGTCGATGGTCGAGAAGGGGTTTACTTATACGGGGAGTAATAATTTCGGTCACGATATTTATACCGCACCGAGTGGCCAGACCGTGATTGTCGGAAAAGACGGTTATGCGGTGTTTCAGGGGCCGCATGATTTCGAGGATTCTAGCAAGTCATCCATTGCCAATGGAAAGACGGCGGATATACAAACCCCGAGTGGCGTCAGTGCCCTAAAGGATGCGCTCGGAGGGAAGCCCACAGGAAATGCATTAGATAAGACGGCAACGCTCGTGGGCGTGAAGACTCAACTGGAGGGACTTGGTTATAAAAGCTCAGTCGCCTATGGTGGTGTAATTACCATGACGAATGGATCAAACGCTATTGCGTTTGAGCCGGGAGGTACTTGGTCCCATTATTTAAGCGATGGCACGAAGGTTACAACGGGATCTTCTTTAGCAGAGCTGAAGAACTATATTGCAAACGGCGGCGCGAAGCCTGCAGCTGCCGTCCCAGATAAACCGGCGACGGGATACGGTAAGCCGACAATCGGCACAGCAGGCCAGATGTCTGCATTGAAGAACGGCGGATTCCAGTACATGGGCGCGACTAAATCGCCTGGTGGCAATCCTGCAGAGTTGTGGGTTCATCCGACGACTGGGATGGCCGTCAAGATGTACAACTCGACCACTGGCGGCAAGTCGATGTGGTGGGTTCAGACGAACACTGGCATGAGCATTGGCAAGGGGCAGTATCCGACTGGTCTGACTCAGAGCGTTACTAAAGGGATGAATTACAACTCTGTGGTAAAACCGGCATCGACTACTGTATCTCCTATGCCGACGAAGTCGCTCGAGCCGTCTATTCCTGCGGGCAACAAGAACACGGCTCTGCAGCAGGCCGGATACAAGGTGACCAGTACCGGATTCGACAGCAGTGGCAAAAAGCAGGATAACTGGACGCATCCGAGTGGCAGTACCGCGACCATCACCGACATCGGTGATCAGAAGAGCATGTTTGAGGTCAAGGACGCCAAAGGCTTTACGACCGGCGTCGGAAAATACACAAATGATTTGAATGAGGCGATGTCGAAGGCTGGCGTCACGCCTAACTCGCAGACGGTGTCGCCTGTATCGAGTCCGAAGCCGTCATCGCCGCCTGACTACGGGATCAAGACCGATGCAGCTTGGCGGGATAAACTGCAGGCGACTGTTTCAGGTCTGTGGAATAAGACGAGCAGCAATCAGTACAGCAGCAAGCCCGACACTCTCTATCCGATGGCCGCGAAGGAGATGGGCATTCCGTGGAACAAGGTACTCGAGGTCAAGACCAAGATCCATTCTTGGCAAGGCGGCAAGACAGCCAATGACGGTAATCCGCTGGGCGTGTGGTCGCAGCAGATCGTCAACGGCAGTGAGAACGCACATCCTGGGATGATGCTTGAGTATGCGCACACGCAGGAGTATCTCAAGCAGAACGGCATGCCCAACGGCGGTACGTTCTATCGCGGATATGAGGGACAGGAGGGCAGCGAGTCAGGCATGCAGTCTCAGGTGACGATGCTGAATCTGGTAGCGAAGAATTCGCCGGATCAATACCACGTTTCGATCAAGACCTACGGAGCCGAAGGATTTTCGACGTCCGAATCCGTAGGTGCCAATTTCTCCAGTTCCAGCTACGGCGCGATGGTCATGAAGGCGAACGTCGATCCGAAGTATGTCATGACCGGCAATGGCGCAAATCCGGAGATGTGGGCCGGTTATTCGAGCGAGCAGGAGTGGGCGCTGGCGTTTCCTGATTCGAAGATGCCGATCAGCTCGTTTGCGGGCGACAAGATCCAAGTCAAGGGCGCAGCTACTTCCGTACATGACAAGATATTCTTTAATGCACTGGCTGAGCTTAAGAAGTGGGGATGGAACTACACGGTCGACGGCAAAAACATTACCATCATCCCGCCGCGCGAAGGCAAGGACTGGTTACGCCAGTTGCGCAGCAAAGGCGTGACGGCTGCGGCTGTGGAGGACGACGTGGATAATGCGGCGGACAATATCGGTCCTGGTACGCTCGCGATCATGCGTAGTGCTATCGCTGAGCGCGCGCTGGGCGTCGAGTCGAAGGCATACAAGCTGGCCGGTTACACCTCGTTTCAGGGTCTACCGATCAGCATCGAGAACAAGAAGGGTAGCACGCGAAGCGGTACGCAGCAGGATGGAAGTGCATGGTCTGTGGTGATGCCGTTCGACTACGGCTACATCAAGGGAACCGTAGGAGCAGACGGTCAACCGGTCGACTGTTTCATCGGCCCGGTGAAGGACGCAAAGTTTGCTTATGTCGTTCATCAGACCAAGTTCGACAAGAGCGGATATGACGAGGACAAGGTACTTTTGGGATTTTCTTCTGCTGCACGCGCAGAGAAAGCTTACCGATCGGCGTACAACAACGTCGATCTGTTCTACTCTATGAGTGTGATCCCGATGCACGAGTTCATTCGCAAGGTTCTGGCGACCAAGGGAAGCAAGCGACCGGGGAAGATACACGCGGAGGTAGCTTAATGTCTATCGGCCCATTTCAGCCGACGTTTATCTTTCCGAATGAGCTGCAGGCTTATGGGCTTCCGTCGACGACGGCGCAGCCGGACATCTTGAATCTGGTGCAGCTGGCGTCATCGATCATCGACGAGGCTTGCGGCAGAATCGACGGCGACGGTAACGGATCTCTCGTGTTTACCACCTACACGCAGCGTATCTTGATGCAGACGAGGAACCGTAACCTGGCGCTGCTGCCGATCAAGCCTATTGTCGGGTTGACTCCGGCTGTGGTTGCTGCGTTGACAGCACAAGCCAGCGGCGCACAGTTCAACGCATATCTGACGGGATGCCTGCAGGCGAATACGTTAAACAATCCGATGGGTGTCTTGTCGGGTATTGTCGGGGCCAGCGGCCGTTACGGCTACACGCGGCAGGACATGTCGCTTGCGTATCCCGATCTTTTCGCGTTCATCAACCCGCTTAATCTGGTGACGATGTTCGGCGGTCCTGCTCCGTGGGTTCCGATTGATGTGACGATGACAGACTATGATCCTAAGACAGGTGAGGTGTGGGTTCCTGCTGGTCTGCAGTTGCAGCGATATTCCGAGATCATCATCACTTACAACTCGGGGTACGATCCTAACAACATGCCGCCTGGTGTAAAGATGGCGTGCGCTTGTCTGGTCAAGAACGCGATGGCTAAGGGTGACGGGACAACTGCGCTCACCAGTATGAGTCTGAGTCGAAGCGGAGCCAACTTCGGATTCATGCCCGGATCTCTGATCGATCCTACAGTTGACGGACTACTTACACCTTACCGCTCAATCAGGGCTTATTGAGGAGAGTTGTGATATGGCGTTACCACGTGTGAAGATGCCGGAAGTATTGAGTGATGACGAGAGAGTTGCGGTTGTCCGTGCAGTCTATGACATGCAGGGGGTAACCATTACACCCTCGATGGCTTACAAGGTATTGGTGATGCTGGGTGTGCCTGCGAGCCGTTTAGAAGTGATCGACTATGCGCTCATGACAGGTAAATCAGAAGAAGAACTGGCGAAAGAAAAGCCGGAGATTCACGGCATTGATCTGCGTACAATTCTGGCTTGGCGTCTGTCTCTAGGAGATCCGGTTCCGGCAGATTGCAAGATATTGACGTTATAGGAGAATTGTGGGATACGGCGGACTCAATATCGGGGGCGGCATACAAAGACTGATCGACTCGCAGCAGCGATTCGTCAGGAATTCGCGGACTGATATCTATGTGCGGTACCGCAATTTCACGCCGCCGCAGAATCAACTGTTCGGGCAGCTGGGGTTTACGATCACTCCTGCATCAGGTCCGACCGGAACTACCGACGTGGCCATTCTGCCGCCTCCCGAGACGAGGTTGATTTCTCAGCACAACATCGGGATGTCTGGTGGTAAGCTACGATTTGGAGCCAGAGAGTTTATTATCTCTGCGACGTTTGTAAATGCCCAGCAGTCGGCTCTTGGCCTGAGCACACCCGATAAGTTATGGTTGTCTCCACAGTTTGTGGGACTTGTCGGGTACAGCTGCTTGTGGACGGTTGAGCAGATAGCGTCTGAAGAGCTTGGTGGAATTCCGGTGATCTGGACGTTGAAGTGTAATGCGAATGAGCAGAAGTGAGGTAGCCTGATGGACTTGACGTCAGCAATTCGACTGCGCAGCGCAGGCAGACAGATTCAGGCTGGAGTGAAGGAGCCTCATCGCTTGGCTCCTGTTCATGAGGGTGCGCATGGCCGCTTCATGAAGGCAGGTTATCAGCACACCGGCAA